GCTTCATGGAAGGACATGATGGATGATATACCCAGCATGAGCCGATCCATGGACGTGCGCACTGTGGTCACACATAAGGTCGTACTCTCTTGGTTGCGCGGCAGGGCTGATCTCAAGCCCTGCATAAACTTGCTAGTTGATGCGAGTTACTTAGGCTGGGGGTGCTTTGCCACCGTCGTCACTGCACTCGCTAACTTTGGTGCGACTGAACTACTGCAGGATCTTGCCCGTAAACGGCGTTTATACGGTGACCACATTAAGGTCAACAAGTGGCTGAAAGAGCTTGGTGGCTACCTGCGCGCCGAAACTACGCATGCCAACGGGTATGCCGACTCCTTTGGGTGGCAGTACGTCGTTGCGCTACTTGGGCGCTACGACCACGAATTTATGGATGACGTCACCGACATGCAGGAACGCACGAATTATGATGTCCTCCGAACGATGAATATGATGTCTGGGCACTGGGAACAGTGTTTGGACGAAATTGAGCTTGAATGCTTCATAGAGGGCGAGAAGTTCGCCCTATGCGGCATTGACAACGTGCGGAAGAAAGGGAACGCAGACTTTGACCCACTCGAGACACGTGCACTTACGGATGTGCCGACCGGGTCCTACCCGCAAGACATGCGAGTCCCTGCTTCCGCTGAACTACCACCTGAACTTAAAAATAAGAAGGTCGGAATGCAGCTGCTCACGCCACGTGAAGCGCACATGATGTTCTATGACATACGTGATGCCAATAGCTGGGGCCGCTCGCACCGGAAGACTGAGGTGGCCAAGCAGCGCAACCTCAATGCAGGCTCAGCTGGGATGTACTATCATCAGGCAACCCTTAGCTCTGAGGGGGAGAGCACCTACCTCTCGCGGCTTGAAAATACACCTATCGAGGTTGCTGAGTACCAAAAACGCAGCGTCATGGAGGCTACCGTGCGTGTCGCCAAAAATGGCTATGTTGCATGCCGCGACTATGCCAATTTCAACATCGTGCACAGGAAAACGGAGATGCAAGCCTTCTACTTTGGCATGCGACGCAGATACGCTGCTGCTGGAATGAGCCGTGCTGCTTTCTCCGCGCTCTGGATCGCTAGCGCCCTTGACGACTACGGTGTCATAGCCGACGGTGTGAAGTACAAGTGGGAGCATGGGCTGATGTCGGGCTGGCGGCACACCATGCTCATCAACACTGTGCTCAATGTTATATGTGGGCGTGTTGCGCGGCGCCATGTTGAGGAAAAACTTGGATGGCTTGCGATGGCCGCACTGCACACTGGTGATGACAGTGTCGAAGTCTACGACCAAATACTAGCTGGCCCACTCGTCCAGGCGGGGCTTGACACAATTGGTAAGCAGGGGCAGCCGAGCAAGCAGGAGTTTGCCTGTGAATGTGGGAACTGGATGGAGTTCCTGCGCATACTGTACACTCAGAGCGGCGGTGAGGCTGCATCCGCAATGCGTGCTGTCGGCTCGTTTGTCGGTAAGGACACGCAATCTGGTGCCGCTAACACTGGCGGGCAGGCTGTTGCTGGCCTCATTGATGCAATCAACCAAATGCATAGGCGCACGCCGGGTGGCACGCAGATGCGGCTCTCTGACGTGGGCACATTGCTCGGATACTGGGCCACATCAAATGCGCAGATGGCTAAGGGCAGGCGTGGTGACTGGCGAGTTGCTTTCTTACCTATTGAGAGCGGTGGCCTGGGACAGCGCCTTGCTTCCTGGCCACGCCTGCGCGCCGCTGGGCAGGGGCGACTTGATGAAGAAAAACAGATTGTTGATGTACCTCCTGCACTTGCAAAACGAAGTGCGGCGAAGCTTGCCCTGCGTGTGGCACGGGAGATAGCTGCTTACCACCCGCACTACACCGCTGAGTTCACAAGTATCGCTGAGCGACCCAGCATATCCTTGGAGAACCTCAGTGCTGGCAGATTGCGCCTTATCAACACGGAGAAGGCACGACCGGTCGCACGCGGAGGTGAGGCTGCTGAGCTACTTCGGCTTGGCATGGACTCGCAGGACGTTGCACTTGCGATTAGTGACGCATCAGGCATGATGGAAAACATGCAAAACGGAGCCATCGGAAATGCAGGACGTGACCTGCATGCCGAGGAACTTGCTGTTGGAACCCTATTTGCTGGTTCCCGCAGGTTGGCGATGGCTTACATGCGCGAGAATCCTTCCTACACCATAGGTCTGGATGGCAGCGCAATGGCTGCAACACGTGAACGTGGTTTGCGGAACCTTGCTGGTAATAAACCAGAAGCCTGGGATGCGTGGATAGCGCCCCAGACATCTGTGAAGTCAGAATGGTCCACATTCCTAGAGCGTGAGTGGCATGTCTATGCTGGCGATGCGCACAGGTTAGTGAACCTGTTAGATGCGTGGCCAGTTGTAACCCGATCATGGGGAT